GCCAGTTCATGTACATGTAACGGCCCTCTAGGTTTTAAATTATGTAATGGTGAAAGCGGTGTATGCGGTGCTTTGACTGGGACGTGCTCATACACCTGCAGTTCTGGTTGGTGGAATTGTGATGGCAATACTGCAAATGGTTGCGAACATTCGGGACCTTGCAATACCACATGGTCTAACGTAACTAAAACTGTAAATTCAACATCAGGTGCAACTATCGCTTGGTGCGTTTACGCCAATGATACTTCTAACAATTGGAATACTTCTTTGACTTATTCTTATGTTACAACATCAGCAGGTACCACTTGCGACTGCTCGAGCATACAGGTTGGAACGTCTATAAACTGCGCGGAGAACTGCGACATAGGGGCGTGCAACGTCGGGGGCATCGCTGTTGCTTTCATAAACACGGGGACGATAACGACGTCCGGGGACGTGACAAATATCTTAAGGACAAATTGGTCGCCCGGATGCAAAGTAGTAATAGGATCAGGCAAAAGATGGGGAGGATAAGTATGTTAGATAGAAAAAGTTTAGCTATAGTGATACTCTCGATAGTTCTAGCAATAGTTTTGATTTATTTTGTTGCAGGCAACGCTTGGACAAATTATTATAACAGTTGCAGACAGGAAGGAGCAAATAACGCGCTGATCAGTCTGGTGCAGATCATAAACAACACCGGCAAACCAGTAGCTATAAAAGTTGAAAACGAAGAACTAATATGTAGTACAAAAGCATTATTAAACAGTGGAACATAAATTTATTGATGAAACAAAAGTAAACGAAGAAAATGTGAGAGGTATTATTGATGGCAATATTAAATCTTAAATTTGATACGTTCCTAGAATTGCTGAATAGATGGCACCTGCAGCCATTCTACATAGAGAGCCCTACGGAGTTCAGGGCCTTTGTTTTTATGGAGGCGCAGGTATTCGAAACAGAAATTTCTATCAACGAAATAAAAACCAGGTTCGGAGATTCTATATACGTTTTGGATTTGTTCAAAACAACTTACTTTAGGAACGCCATTAAGATAGAATCAATAGAGGGAGAAGTTGCTAGCATTTATAAGGACATAAAGATAGACGCAACAGAATTAAAAATTATTCTAGACAACTTTCTAAAAGGCCTTAACAAGATAACGCTGACAAACATGGGGGATCAGGGGACGGCCGGCTATGCTTTGATACCGGTTACGCCAGGATCAGGCAAGATAAGACGCTGCGAGAGTTGTGGACAGATTTTATTAAGCGGAGAGGCTGCGTGTCCTGCATGCGGTTCTGAAAAAATAACAGACAAAAATACAGAAATAGAAATGAAGAAATGGGTTGGATGGGATTTCGAGGGCACTGTAAAATGGATTCTTATGTTTCTAGAAAAGTATGCTCTATCGCAGATCACTGACATAACACACGAGCAGAAGATTTCAATAAAGGACGCATTAATAAAAAGCATAACTGAGGGATGGACTTTAAACAAACTGGAAAATACTATCTTAACGGTAGTAAATGATGAGGACAGGGCCCGTATGATTGCAAGGACGGAAGTGATCAGGGCCGCGAACGAGGGAGCATTGCTGCATTATAAGGATCAGGAAATAGAAAAGGTGAAATGGATAGCAACGCCGTCAGCTCCAGGCGGAAGAACATGCGATAGATGCCTGGCATTGAACGGGAAAGAGTTTCTTTTGAAGGATGCTAAAGGTAAAATTCCCTTACATGTGTTTTGCAGATGTACTTGGACGCCTTTAATTTCACAAGCATAGATTTATAAATTGAGATTACCATAGAAATTAATAGAACGATGATGTATTGGCGTCTGAGACAAGAAAAAGTGTGTGTTTGAGTACAGTATAGTAATTAATTCTTAGGTCCAGGCGTGGTCAACGGTGATTTTTATATTTGAAAAATTCGAACACACATTCGACATAAAATCTATAGACAAAGATCGCAGGATAATCAGAGGAACCGCCTCTTTAGAAGAGGAAGATAGAGACGGGGAAATAATTGCCATGCCTGCAATAGCTGATTCTTTAAAAGGATGGCTACAAAATCCAGTTATTAGATTCAAACACGAGCATCCTATAGGCAAGGGCCTAGAATTTATTGACGGCCAGCCGGCATGCTTTGTAACAGAAAAAGAGTTTATCGTTACCGCTTATATTTCTGACAAGACGCAGGCTGCAAAAGAGGCCTGGGGATTAATTGAGGACGGAATTATAAAATCTTTCAGCGTCGGCGGAAAGGTTTTAGAAAAGATGGCCGTCAAGGAGAACGGAAGAGAACTTAAGAAAATAACCAAGATGGAACTTTACGAGGTTTCTGTTGTTGACATTCCTTCCAATCGTAAATCATTTTTCTCAGTCATTGCCAAATCTATAAAAAAACAGGATGATGATTTTGAGTGCCCATACTGCGGAGAAGAGTTTGATTCGCAAGAAGATCTTAATGATCATAAAAAAGATTGCCCAAAAAAGAGTGCAAAACAAAATGTAAACAAGCAATCAAGGGACGATGTTGCACAGGAATTATTTAACAAACCTTATGATGAGCTGGACGATGATCAAAAGGAAAAGGTAAATGCAAAATTAAAGCCTAAAGAGGACGCAGCTGCGCAGGACATTTCTAAACCTGGAGCTGGAACGCATTCAGATAAGTGGGACAGATGCGTTGCAGATGTTAGAGCCAGAGGAGGAGTTGACAGTCCGGAAGCTGTTTGTACTGCATCATTAGGCGAGGAAAGTTTTAGAGGATTAGATCGCGGTAAGTGGTCCGAGAAGGATTCTAAAAATGTAACTGATCTAATCAACAAAATTAATGCTCCTAAGACAGAGGGCGAAAATCCTTTGTCTAGAGAAAAAAATATAGAGGAACAAAAATGTCAGAACCAATTCAAACAGACAAATCTGGAAGTGTCACTGAAAACGAGTCTGTTGAGCAAGTTACAGAAAAGATGAACAAGGAAATTGATGCTAGAATAGCAAAAGGAATAGCCGAAGGCATGGAGCAGCTTAAAAAATCTTTGCCAGTTTACAAAGCAACAAAAGAGAACACAGATACAACTTTGAATAAACCTACTGGCGTAGGTGCAGAGATTCAAAAGTTCGCGACATTCAATCAGCCATTCGAACTTGAAGAAGCATTGAAAACAATAAAGCCTGAATCTAGTCCATTAGGTACAGAATATTACGGCGGAGTTATGAGTACATTGGACAAGCGTGCTAACGGTCTGACATTCAAAGAGGCGTATGACGAGTATATCCAAAAGTACACAGATACCACAACCGGTGGAGCTGGTACAGCTGGATACGCATTGATTCCAGTCTATGTAGATCCTGACATAATAGATAGAACGAGAAGAGAGATTCCGTTTATAGAAATGTTGCCGAGAAGGGCAATACAGGGCCTAACATATGATTACAACGCGATAACAACGTTGACGAACGCTGTTACACTCAACCAGGACGCTTCGTTGGATGATCTAACTGACGTGTACGATAGGTTCAGCACGATAATGACATACATTTACTCAACAGGAAGAGTTTCCGGTCCGACAATAGCAGCAAGAAGAGGATACGTTGACGCATTGAATTTGGAAGTACAAAATAGAACCATCGGCTTGAAAAGGTACGAGGATCAGTTGTGCTTACAGGCAGCGGCAACAAGCCCAGAGATGAGTTCGTTGAACGACTTGATTTCAACTAACCAAACAGCTTTGAGCGGTCCTTTAACTGTTAGCGCATTAAGAACAGAGTTGGCCCAATGTGGTGATGCTGGCGGAGTAATAAACCTCATCGTGACTACAAATACATTATCAAATTCTCTAAAAGGTTTGATGATGGACTACCAAAGATGGGTAGACACAACTAAGATCGCGTGGGGAATTGAGACTATGAGTTTTGACGGAGTTCCAGTTATCGTGGACAGGTACGTTCCAAGCGGATACGTGTACATGTTAGATATGTCCGTAATCTTTATGGCCGTGCTGCAGGACATGGTATACGAAGAACTAGCCAAAACAAACGACTCAGTTAAGTTTACTTTGAAAGCATACGAGGCATTAGTTTGCAGAGCAGAAGCATTTTGTTCCATATTGACAGGATGTACTTAGTGGTGATTAAATGGGTGAAGTAACTTCAGTATGTACGTTTAAAAGAGATATACCAGGTAAGTTGCTAAGAATAGAATCAGATGCAACCGTTGACGATGGTGACACCATTCTTGTAACTCTTGCCGATTATGGATTCAAAACTGTAGAAGCAGTCGCAGGCTATGCACACACAACAACAGACAGCATAATCGTAGCTGAGCAACCAACAACTTCTGTAACAGCAGGCGTTCTAACAATAACAGTCGGCGGAGCAACAGACAACTTGAAAAGAGTTTATCTTGTTTACGGTGACAGCAACTAAATTTTACTTTGATGATTTAGCAAACTAATTTTGTGTTTGTACCGTTCAGGGGTTGTGTGAGGTCGGGTAACGGTTAGTAATTCGTAATAAAAAACAAAAGGCAAAAAATTATGGTAGCAGCAACGGAAATAGCTTATATCGAAGTCGCAGATCCGAGTAAGGAAGTTGTTACGCTGGAAGTAACAGACGGCGAGACGTTCAAATCAAGAAAATTTACAACAATATTGGCAGCGACAGCATCAGGAAATGAAGACATAGATGCTCACATAAACGTTACGTTCTCAGGACAGACTGCAACAATAAATTACGCGGCTCAAACCGACAAAGATATAACGCTAACCTTGTACGGAAGACACTAGAGTACTTCTGAGGTAATTATATGAAGAAGTACAAAAATTTTAGTGGGAAAGATATAGGCTTTATAGTAGACGGCAAAACATTAGACTTTCAGAACGGCCAGATAGTAAGCGTTCCTGACAACTTTAAGGAAGACATCCAGAAAGTAGTCGATAGCATCGTGCTAATGGAGGAAGTAAAGGCTGCTCCGGTTGTGGCTCCGGTAATAGTCACGGCTGAAACGCCTAAAAAAACAACAAAGAAGACGGTTAAAAAATGAACAAAAAACTTATTTTCCTAATAGTGGTCATAGCGGCAATTATAATCATTCTTTTAAGTACTATGGCTTTTGCTTCGGTAACAATGCAACAGCCAGTAAATTATTCTGTTCTTAATTCTAAGACAGTGTGGTTCAACATCTCAGGTTTGGCTAACGGTACAGCAGGCAATTACACTTATATTTTAAAGATAGGATATTCTAACGGGACAGCCTTAGCTAATAAAACTATGGTAAACGATTCTACAACTCACTTCTTCAATCAAACTGTTTTAGAAATAGACTCTGGATTCGGATTGTATCATAACTGGACAGTATACGAGAACGGAACTGTCGCAGGGTTTGGATACTTCAAAGTGGATTCTACCGTACCTACTTTTCCAGCAACTCCTAGTTTCACTTTAGGTAACAAGAGCACTGGCGGAAATTATATTAACGTTACTGCTAACATATCGGACGTGAATCCCGGCGGATGCTATGTAACGCTTTACTGGGGAGACGGAACTAATACCAATGTTTCTTCGGAGATTTCATACAACATGTCTATTCAGAACGGCGTATGCATGGCCAATGTAACACCTTCTGACATAACAAAGGACGGCTACGCAGAGGTAGCTATGGGATCTAAAGACCAGGCAGGGAACTCGGCTATAGAGACGAACCAATCTTATATTTTTTACAGACTTAAAACAGGATGGAACACGATAACCGGTTATGAGAACAAAACTCTCAGTCAGATAGCGGCTGAGTTTACAAACATAACATACGTCAGCGTGTGGGACAACGCTAACAAAGTTTTCGCTACTTTTACTGTTGGAGGATCTACTAACTCGGGTATAGGAGCAAACTTTTCAAGCAACTACAGCTCAGGAGCAGCATTCATTTATGTAAATGCTGACGTGGTAGCAATGAGAAGATACTACGCGCCTCCGGCAGCATGGTTGAACGCATCATTGTACACGAATAACACTACAAACACGCCGTGGAATTTGATAGGCGTAACAAAACAATTAACAGACTTAAATGCTACCATAATGCAAAACGTCTGTACTAACTTGACAGGAGCCATTGTAGGCGCTAACTGCGCAAACTTAACCTGGGTAAGTTTTTGGAGTTCGACAGAAAATAAATTCTGCTCGTTCTACAGAAACAGATTGGCCACTAGCTGCAGCCTAACTTCAAACCTATATAACTTGACAAGAGGCGATGCGTTATGGCTGGCCGTGCAGAGTGGAGCTAACGTAATAGTAATGAGAGGGAGTTGGTCATAGTGAATAAAATATTTTTATCAACAATAATATTTTCATTGGCCTTGATGGCCTCAGGAGTTTTAGCCTTAGAACCGTGTCCTTTGGCTTTTAACTTTTTAACTAGTCCGCCAGGCGCAGCTGTAGGCCTTAATGTTCAGATAAATTATTTGAACAACCAGGTTTACAGCGGAACGGTAAACGAGTACGGAGAAATAGTAATGGACCTGGGAGACCAGGGAATTTCAAACTGTAATGTTCAAAACTTTATTCTTACTGTTCTAGAGTGCAAGGATGATCCTATTTGTAGTCAGACTGTTTCTTTCAATCCTAACGGCTACACTACGATAGATCTTAGAGAAGCTAATTTGTTTTCTGAATGTCTAACGACTGATCAGTGTACGGCCATTTGTCCAACATGTCCGGATTGTAAATGTCCGGAGTGCATATGCCCGGCGTGCCCGATATGCTGCAGTTATGCATGGTGCGAAGAGAACGGTTTCATAAAGCCGGAAGAATGTCCGGTCCAGGAAGATACTACAATAGATACTGTAATAATAGCCATAGTGACTTTGATAGCCGGCCTGGGGATAGGAAAATACAAGTTAGGAGTTAAGATTTACACCAACGAAAAAGGAGAGGTAGTAAAGCAGCACAAACACAGAAACATAATAGGATACCATTCTATTAGCACGATGCACCAAAGCCAGCCGCACAAGAAAGGCGAGATAGCTCCTAGTTATTCTGACGAAAAAGATGAGAAAGGAAAATACAAGTACATAGGGTGATTAAGAAATGCCGAGAACACCTTATCCAATAACCGGAACAGTAAAAGACGTTGATGGTTCAACTACCTTTTATCCTGGTTCAATAAAAATATATGATGTAACGCTAGGAGAAAGCATAAGCGGTTCTATTGCATCGGACGGATCATTTTCTGTAGACATAGCAAACTTAACATCATCTTATTCTAATGGAGACGCGCTGCAAGTTGTTATTTATAATTCTAGATCAACAAAATCAACTGAGTTTAGGCATATAGTGAACACCGGATTACCAGGTTACGAGGCAGGAACTCTTTACATGCATTGGACGAAACCGCTTCTAGGAACAGCAACAGTGATAGGAGGAGTGATGTCAAACAAAAGCACCGGAGCCTTAACAGTTGATTTCTACGATAGAAAGTATGATGATAAAAAATTATCCTGCGATGTGCCAGCCACGAACACAATTCCAATACCAATGCTTTTCAAGGGAGTTGAGTTCGAAGAGGGCATATGCATAATCAGGGAAAGTGATGCAGCCAATTCTGTAGAAGTTCAACTGGTGGTCAAGTAATGCCAAAGCAAGAAGATTTTACAGATCCAACAAAGCAGAATCCTTTCGTGCATCTGGAGTTCTGCGACGCCAGGCACATTGAAGTTAACAAGAAATTAGATCAGATATTGTTTGCAGTAAAAGGAAATCCCAACACACCGGAAGATATGGGAATGATGGGAACTCTAAGAGACATAAAGAGGGACAAAAAATGGATATACGCGCTGTTAGTAACAATAGGAGTACCGACCATATTTTTGATAATCAATTTTCTAGTAAAGGGAGGCTGACAATATGAACTACTCAACAGTCCTGGACGTTGTGAGGCTCACTGGTATTTTCAATGGAGTTGTTAACGAATCTGTTGGGACTGGTGACGGAACAACCGCAAATTTCAGTTTGGATAATGACAACATAGTCGACGATTCCGAGACGGTATATGTCAACAACACAGAAAAGGCGCAGGGAACAGATTATACAATTAACAACTCAAGCGGAGTAATAACTTTTTTATTAAAGCCTGCGCAGGGCCAAACAATAACAGCAAACTACAAATATTTTTCTGATAACGCCAACATAACTAACGAGGATATAGATTCTCTGATAGAGGACGCAGATGTAGAGATAGACAACTGGACAGGTAAAACATGGTCCAACGCAAACAGCCAGACGGACTACTTTCCTGGACGCGCTGAAAAAATAACCGCAGAAAATAGCAAAACCTACGGCCAGTATCATTCTGAAACTCAAGACGAGCAGTATGTTATTCTTTTAACAAAGTACCCGGTGCAATCTATAACAACACTACAATTCTTAGATGATGATGGAACAGTTAGCGATACATTGGTAGAGAACACTGATTATCATTATTGGTCTAGCGGTAAGATTCAACTGATAGGAAACACTATACCGGTAGGACTGGGGAAGAAAAAAGTAAAAGTAGTTTATACTTACGGCACGACTTCCGTGCCCAGGAACGTCAAAACTCTTTCGTCAGCTCTAACAGGAATTATGGTTTTATGCAGTATGACCGGAGGAGCTTTCCACGATGTTAAAAGTTTTACTCTAGGGCCTAAGTCAGTATCATTCGAAGATACAAGCATCACTCTTTCTAAATGTTTGGAAAAGTTGGAAAACATCAGAGACAGAATACTAGATGAACTAGGAAGAGAGTTAAGACAAGTGGTGATCTGATGCCTAGAATAGGACCTCTAGCCAACGCAATGAAAATAATATTTAACGACAGCAAAAGGACTGTTACATTGTACAGAGCAACTAAGACGGAATCCAACATTACTGGATCAGAAGAATTGACATACGCAGCTGCGGAAGAAGTAGAATTAATATTTTTCAAAACAGAATCTAAATTCGAGTGGGATACTGAGGGCATGCTAGAGAAAGGCGATGCAGTTGTTTTCGACAAACCGGGCAATATCAACATAGCTAGAAACGATAAGATCGTTGTTGACGGTGAGACTTTCTTAATAAAGAAAGTTGTGGCCTGGTACGATAACGATAGACACGATTACGATGCAGCAGTGGCGTATAAGATATGACAGAATTTAACACAGAGAACATAAAGAAATTTATAATTTTTCCTTTGTTAAATAGAATAGGATTTGTTGTTGAAGACAAAGCAAAACAGTTATGCCCTGTAGATACAGGAAGGTTAAGAGCATCAATACAACATAAAATATTACCTGAGGAGTTGGCGGTAGTAATAGGAACCAACGTGCCATACGCTAAGCATGTAGAATATATGTACCCTATGAACGCACCACATCCAGGAAGAGAAACCGGTCAGATGCCATTCTTGAGGCCGGCACTGTTCCAATTAAAAGATAAAATAAACAGTATGATCAAGGAACAATTCAAAGGTAAATAGAATGACGCATAGGCCCGTTATAGTAGACGAATGTTGCTCGCCGGACGTTGCTAAATATCTAGAGGAAATGGGCCAGGAAGTAATTGTTGTTAATAACGGAATGTCAGACAACACAATAAAGAGAATGGGCCGTAAGACCAATGCTTATATAATAACAAAGGACAAAGGTTTCCTAGATTATCAAAAAGCAATCATAATAAGGAAGGACTCGCCGGAAGCGGTGTACGAGAGGCTGATGGAATGCTTGAAGAGCGAAAGGTAAAAACGATTACTAATTTAGAAAAAGTTTTTGTTATTGTAGACTATGAGGCATTTAAAAATAAATGCGATTATAGATTCAAAGAAAAAGAGTTCAGCGATGCAGCCGAGTTCTGCGGAACGTTCGGAAGAGAATCCTTAAAAAAATGCAGGGAAGATAACTGTCCTTATGTTTATGCTATAGTAACAGAAGCGAGGGAGGAATGTGCAAAAAAACCAACGTACGTTCAATAAGAAACTAAACCAGGACGTGCCTTTCTTTTTAATATTTTACACAAAGAACAACTGATACATATAAGAATTGAGATAAACAAATTTAAAGTAGGATTGAGGAAGCTGTGAGATCCTAATTAAGTCAAAGGACGATAAAATGCCAATAAATCAATACCCAATTACAGGGATAGTATACGCGAGCAATGGTACGACTGCTTACCCGGAAGTTAGCATTACACTTAGAAACCTGACTAAAAAATCTTCTGAGACAAAAACAACAGAATCGGACGGATCCTTTACTTTTGATTTGGCTAATTTTGTTGGAGGATATGCTAACGGGGATTCATTGAAACTGGAAGCAATATTAGGATCGTTCTATCAATATGCAACATTAACAGTTAATACACAACTGCCAGGTATAAATCAGAATCTAACTCTAGCAGCTGAAACTGTAAACAGAATAATGGATCCTTACAAACTAAAAGAAGAGTTAATTATTTTCTTTAGAAAAAAACTGAATGATCCGCTTTCTAGAGGCACAATAAAGACGAATACTCAAAGCGGAACCGGCAGTAAGGTTAAATTTGAACTGCCTGACGATGATGTAAAATTCATAGACTGCATCTATGTTAACGGCACACTGCAGACAAACTACGCAGACTACTATGTTAATTACAACGATTCGATGCAGCTTTCTAATCCTGTAGTTTATTTCCTATCACCTCCGGCCAGCGGCGCGATAGTTGAAATAAAATATTCATACGGCACGTCCTGGATATACCCGGACACGCCTAGAACTGACCTAAGCATAAACTCGTATCCTAGAGTAAATGTAAACTTTATTTCAATGAGAACAATGGAAGACGGTTTAGGTTCACTAGGAAATATAACAGACATTCTAGGATCTGTTGCTGTTTGGTCAAGCAAACAGAACGAGTTGGCCAGCATAGTAAAGGATGCAAGGACTTTAATTATGCAGAACAAAAAAGATTTTCATTACTTTAAAATAATAATTCCTCAAAGCACCGGGCCAGTATTGACACCGCCGAATAGAGAAGATAAAGTATTGCAGCAGAACCAGGACTTTGAGATAAAAACAATTTTGGAGATAATATAAAATAGGAGGGGATAAACATCGTAGACTTTCCAATAAGCGGATCGCAAAACTATATTCAAGTCGGAAAAGAAGGAACATACGGATCTGTAGCCGCATCTATAACAGTAGCTTTCGGGCACAACACTTCAATAACGCCAGATGTTTCAATGAACGAGACACCGGTTTACGGACTAGGTTCTCCGTACGCATCAAAGACCTACGCAGGATTATTCGAAGGGAAATTGACAATAAATTTCGACATGGCCTCAACGTACTTTTGGGAACTAATTATGGGTAGTTGCAATGATACAGATGATCCAACTTACGGTTACGCTCACACATACGTAGACAATACGGGATACGCAGTAAGTTCATTCAGCGTTGAAGACGGATCTGATTTAGATGAGGATGTTGTTATAAAATATTTGGGATGTGTTGTAGATAGCGCAGAATTAACATTTAGAGTTGGAGAAACAACACCAGTAACACTCAACTGTCTTTACGCAAGCGAAACAAAAGCCAATGCGGGATTAGACACAACGCCGGCAGCGGACACAGAAGAACTTTTAATATTCAGCGAGGGATCAGTACAAATACCGTCAGGTGTAACACTGGCCAGGATACAAGGCGGAACATTGAGGCCTTTAAAAAATGCTCAGTTAGTATGGGGACTAGGAAGCAGAATAGCAAGCAAGGCCATATGGAAAACAATGATATTCGAATTAGACTTAGACATGGCCTTTGAAAATGATAATCTGTTAGAAACATTCTACGGACAAGCGACAGGGCCTTTGACAGCAACAAATCCAACCGGAGCAGCATCAGCAGTATTAACATGGAGCAACGCAGCGGCAACAACGGCAAGAAGAAGTCTAACAATAACATTGTCAACAACGCAAATTATATCGTACTCAATTCCTAAGAAAATTGGAGAGATGACAGTATTAAGCGTTAAATGCTTCTGTATAGGAGCTCCGACCAGCATAGTTGGAATAGATAATACAACACTTAATCCGTTGTGATATAGTTGAACAAGTATAAGGCAATGTTTTTCATAGAAGTTGAAGCAGTTGATAGAGCCTCTGCTGAAATAGAGGCCAACAAAAAAATATCAAAAAAGTTGAAAGCAACTTTAATAAAAATAGAGGAGGCGTAAAAGTATGCCGGAAGATATAGTAGAAGAGAAAGAAGAAGTTGAAGTTACAGAAAAAATTGAAGTCCTCAAAGGAGGATATAGAGAATTGGAAGAGAAGAAGGAAATTCCAATCGAGTGGGAAGGATCGAAAGATTCAGTGATTATAAAGAAACTCAGCGATGGCGAGATAGCAGACATGAGAAGGCAGACAAATACAGTAATGACTATTGGAAGATCAGTTCAAATAAAATCTGACGTTGAAACATTCAGGCACCTAATTATGTTTAAGGCAATAATAAAGGCTCCGTTCAAGATAAGCCTGGAGGATATAAGAAGGCTGCCGCATAAGTTTGCTGAAAAATTGTTTGCTATAATATACGACTTCGAGGAGCTGAGCGAAGAAAAAAAATCAGACTGATGTGGGCGATAAATTCCAAACAAGTATCGCCTGAAGTTGCGGATGATTTAAAACTTTGGAGGATGGCCAAAGAGTTCGGGTTCACGGAAGAGCAAGTAAGAAGGATGAGCCACGTTAGAGTGCAGACTTATCTATTCATAGAGGATACTGTGAACGAGAAGGAAGAAAGAGATTCAAAGAAAAATAATTTTAAGGTGAACAACTGATGGCAGACGTGTTTGAGACAAGCGTTAAACTAAAATTCATAGTTCCTACAGCGGAAGCTGATAGGATTAAAAAAATAGTTAACGCGTCAATGTCCGGAGGATTAAAGGATCGTTTAGGCGGAGTAGCCTCAATGATAGGAGGCAAAGGAATGGCCCTAGCTGGAGGCCTGGCCGCAGCCGGAGCTGTTGTTATGTCAAGCCCTTCTCTGCAGGGAACTTTGAAAAGATTACTTCGAATGGTAGAGTTAATTATAAAACCGATCGGAGACATAGTGGCCGTAGGTCTAAGGCCAATAATAGACATTCTAAGGCCAATAGGACAATTCTTTAGGATTCTTATTCAACCGTACATAAGAAAGGCAACGGAAGCCATGCGACTAGGAAAACAATTCGCAATGAAAGGTCAGTACGCAGAAGCAGGAGCAGCATACGCACTGGGAGCAGCATATTTATTAAAGCCGTTCTTTGATATGATGATTACAGTTACTACAGTTTCCGTACAAGGAATTTTAGCCGGCATAAAACTTCTAGGAAGCGCATTAATTTCTCTAGTACCATTTACAGAAGACGTTAACAAAAGTTTTCAAAAAATGATGGATGGCGCTATACTTAACGTTGGAATTGGAGGAGCAACCATAATAACAGAAACATCAATTATGATGGAAACATGGCTGACTGACCTTAAGTTAGGTTATAAAAAAATAGAAAACCTAGCCAACGTTTCAATGGGAATAACATCAGGATTCGTAGGCGAAGGATTTGTAAGAATAGTACAGGCTGCTACAGACTTCTTCGCACCGCAAATGAAAGAAACAACCGGCAAGATGTTTGACAGTATAGTAGAATACGGAAGAACTAAAGTAGCTGAGTTGAATGCGTTGTTGAACAAACCAGCGCCGACATATACAACTGGAGGAGGAGCATACATAGGAGGCGTTTACGTAAGCGCCATAGAACAACAGTTGCAGATGTGCATAGATCCGTTAATGGCAGCGAAAGCGGCGTTTAATAATCTAGCGAAAGGATTGTACACTTTTAAAAATCCTTTCCAGGATTTTATATGGAGGTCAGGAACCAAACCGGTAGCGATAAGTTCTAAAGACACCATAGTAGGAACAAAGGGAGGAGCCGGTTTAGGAAACATCATTGTAGAAGTTGGCGGAATAAGAATAGACAAAATAAGTTCTGATTATGATGTCGGCAAGATCGCTGACAAGATAACTGAAAGGGTAATAGATAATTTGAGGTCGAGAGCATGACATACACGCTAAACGGCATAGACATAGGACAGGTGCAAACAGAGGAGCACGATGTAAGGTCGCCTTTGGACACGGAGGTACATCCCTATAGCGTATCAAAAGATATGGAAGCAGTAGATGAGGGAAACGTATTAAGAAAGATAACAGTAGAGGGCAAAGTTGTTGATACCAAAGCCAACATAATGAACAACTACGTTCAGCCGTTGGACGCGCTGCAGAACGGGGACCAGATGGCCATTACTTTTCATTCAGACATGTGGGATCTTACAACAGTAGGTGACTATACTGACGGCAATTTCTCCGTCAAGGTAGAAAGCTTTAGGCATAAGATACATATAGGCGAGGAGACTGCGCTTACATACACGCTCGTGTTAGTCGAAAGCACATAGTGATAAAATGGTAGACCAAAAAATAATAGGAGTACTGATATTAACTATTTTAGTGGGAGCTGTTGTTATTTCTATGCAGGGAGTAAGGATACGCGTAGACAATGACAAGAGCACATTTTACGTCAAGCAGAACAATATCTGGACTGTTTCAGGAAGAGAGTACGTAAAATTGTTTGACGGATCAACGCAGCTAAACAGAAATGTTACCGGCATTGTCATTGATAATGTCATTGATGATGTCAACAAAAAAGTTAACATAACGAAAACCACGCCTTACATCACAGGCCCTTTGATCAAGGAGACTTATAATTTTGATGGAACGATAGACGATGTTTCAATATTTCCAATAAATCACAAGATAGAAGTAATCAACGCATCAGGAAAGTTATTTAGATACGAAGTAAAGTACCTGGTTTATTCAGGGCCAACTTACAAACTTAACGGAGAGACAGAATTATCTTTCGGCAAGAATATGAAATTGCAGTTGCAGCCAGGCTACAGATGGGCATGGGTATACTCTAACGGCGTAGTAAAGGCACAGTATGATGTGAACTCGGACTATGAAGTTTTTAACGTAAGGTTCTATGATCCTGTAATTACTCTTTATCTTAACGGTAGCTCAGTAGACAGATTCTATGAGTACGGTGAGCCGGTTAACATAACTGCTACTGCAGACACCGGGAGCGTATGCGTTTCTATAGACGCTTACGGTTACGGATGGAACTACAGTTGCGCAGTCGGCAACGTGAAGATTTATCTTAATGCTTTTGCTAACCAGTTCAAACTTAACAATACAGAAGCGACAGCATTAAACTTAACGGCTAACAGCACGATAAACATAAGTTTCCACAACAAATCTATTACGCTGGCAGACGCGTACATTAATCTTACTGGTTATCTTAGTACGAACTACCCGGAGGATCTAAAGATAGACATAGGAAACAATGGAGTAGTAGACATAAACATTCCTGGACAGATAATTAACAAAACTCTTTACAACACAAAATTAAACAATAGTGCAACTTCTAACAAAATAAACTTCGATGCATCAGAAGCCAGCACTGTTTACGTTAGACACTGGAAAGACTGGAACTCTACTTCTGTTCTGTTTGACGTAGAAGGAACGTCAGGAACTAACATAACTTATTTTTATGATGATAAAACACTCTACACGTCAAGCATTTACAATTACTTATGCTACGCGCCGGCAGGAGGGTATAGAGGGTCCTACGTTTATTCAATGGGAGGGAAATGCCTAAATCAAACATTCTATGATTACAATACAACTATGGCTTACGATACAACTACCGGAAAGTGGTCCATTCTGACAACTAAGGATGTGCCTTACGAAGCTGGTAACAATCCATGCGCCGCTACAAACGAAACAACAAACACAATATATTTATCAGGCGGAGGAGGTACAAGCCCTCCAGGAACAGCATCACAAAGTTTCTATCTGTACAACGGTACATGGTACGTGTTGGGTAATATGCCGGCAGCAAGGTACATACATTCCTGTTTCCTGGCTGATAATAAATTCTTCGCAATAGGAGGTTACAACTCGACAGGGACCGCAACATCAACAGTTTACATTTACAATTTTTCAGATAGCACGTGGTACACTAGCGGAACAGCAACGCCGACATCTTTCGCTTCTGCTGGTATGGCTGTAATTAATTCTACGCATGCATTGAAAGTAGCTGGTTACACAACCACATGGGCACCTCAAACTTATTACTACAATTATGTTACTGACACGTGGGTTAACCCAGCAGAAAACTTTTACAGGTACGGCCACACTGTAGTTAGTATAGACGGCATAATTTATTCTATTGGAGGATATGATAATACAGGAACATATCAGAGCAATGTCCATTATTGGAACGATACAGACACAGAGTGGTACCAACATGTAAATTATATGAAGTACACAAAGTGGGGAGTAACAAACAATCTAACAACCTACATGTCGCCTAACGAGGGAATAAATCTAAACGGAACTGTCTTTATGTTCTTTACAAACAGTTACGGCTACGGCGATGAAATGACAATAGCATATTTCAAGCCAACGAATTCAATTCTGCAAGTGGGTTATCCGCCTACGCCTTCTTGGAGTTTTTCAGGTTACTTGGATCAAAAGATAACGACAGGAAACCTGGCAACTGACTTTAATAATTATCTGGCTACAGAATGCGATACCGATACGTGCGATGTTCCTATTACTGTTTCTTCCGCGTCTGCAGGAGCTCTCAACGTTTCTAACATAAGAATAAACTCAACAATAGACAGGCTGCAGCTGCCGGTCAGCACAATTCAAAGTTTCATAAGCAGCAACAACCAGGTAGCGTTCAGATTCAACGCTACTAACTGGGGAACTCTGCAAGTCAACGGCGCTAACTTTCCTTACAACGGATCGCAGAACATAACAGTAAAGGCACACACACCAGATTACACAACAAACGATACGCAATATTTGTATACAGTATTCTCTAATTTTAGTTTAGCTTTTCCAAAATCATTTATAATAGAACCGATATTTTTACCAGACACCAACAATAGTAGGAACGTAAGCATGTGGGGACAGACTGCTACGATACCAGGCTACAATATAACCGGCAAAGGATACGATAGAGATTTCAATTTGAGCATACGCATCAATCAGTCTATGGATAACTGTATGAATGCAAGCGTCGGTACATCTAACACGGTTTACAACATAACAAAGTTAAACACTACCAGGCAACAGATTCTTTCAGGAATTTCTTTAAACGAATCTTTAGGTTTATGGATCAAACTTAACCTGTATAATTGTAACAGCTCGACAATCTATAGAAATTGGTGGATAGAACTAAAATCCTGCTGCGACCAATGTATGAGATGTTATTAATATTTATGAATCATAAGACACAACAATATATTATGCCATTACCAAAAGGATTCAGACATACAGAAGAAACTAAAAGGAAAATAAGAAAGAGAATCATAAAATTGATGGATAAAAAGCATTTGAAAGAGATAGGATTCAAGAAAGGTTATATGCCTTGGAACAAAGGAACTAAAGGACTAAGCAAAGGTGGAGGATGTAAAGGTTTTAGGCACTCTAAAAAAACAAAATTGAAGTTGAGTAAGATGAGAATAGGAGAAAATAATCCACATTACAAGAATGGTATAGGAAGTTATAGGCAGAGGGCTTGGAAAATGTTACCTCACAAGTGCAGGAAATGTGGTATTGAAAATGATAAAATTCTTATCATACATCACAAAGACAGAGATAGAAAAAATAATAAAATGGAAAATCTTGAGATTTTATGCCTTAATTGCCACTTTTTAGCTCACGGATTCAATACAACACTTAATCTTGGTAAGTATGCGATTAAGGGATTGAAGAGGAGGTGCTGGTAATGGTCATAAGGTTGGATAGAGGGTTTGTGTGGGTACCGAAGCCTTCTTACATATTAAGCGGAAGTGTTTTAATCAACAGTATAGAAATGAGAGAAGTTGTTCTAGATTCTAGTATAGAGAGGGCCGTAACAGATCGTGCCGGAACATGCACCATAAAAATAAAAAACAAAGACGGCGCTTACACTAATTCCTTTAGCAAGAAGGATGAGATAAAAATTTATGCTGATTACGAAAGCGGGACAACGCAGATATTCGGAGGCTTCATAAGAGACATCAATCCCGGCCTGGACAAAATTTCTTTTCTAGAAATAAAAGGTTACGACTGGGCCGGTGAGGCTTTGCAGAAAATAGTTAACAAAGAATACACAACGCCTACAGTAATTTCTGCAGTATTTATAGAATTGATAACAGATTTTTTGCCTGGTCATACAACAACAAACATAAGCACTACCGGGTATATGGCAACGCTTATAACACCAACATTCAACAACAAAAAACTTCTAGACTGTTTAAAAGAACTTATGGTACTGACAGGAAATAACTGCTGCTTCTATTGCGACTTCAATAAAGACTGGCATGCCTTTGAAAAGGGATCAGTTTTCAATTTGTACGAACCGATAATTTACACGAAGAATTTGATAAGCATTCAGACAGAGGACACTCTTTCGGACGTGGCCACAAAGATAACGCTTTACGGATCGCCGCAGGGAGGCCTTCCAATGATGATTACAGTAAGTGACGATCCTGAGGGATATGGGGAAATAGAAGAAGTAATAAAGGACAATAATATAACAACATACGAGGCGCTGGTAGAGAAGACCAATGAACTATTAAACAGCAAAAAAACCAGCGAGATTAAAGGAAAGAGCGCAATCGTAAGAGGTATGATAGGACTGTCGCCAGGAGACAGTGTTTATATTTTCGCTCCGGACCAGGGATTACAGGGAGAATTTTTCATACCGGAATTCACGCACGATATAGAAGGAGGAAAAATAATAAAGACAACATGCAAGTTTCAGATACAGTATAAGACGGTGCAGAACATATCGACGTTGATAAAAGATAGAATTGATGATCAGCAAAAATCTTTAGACATAGAAAATCCTAACGACCTGGAAAATTCTTATAACTTTACTTTTGACAATGATACGAACTGCAACCACTCGAGCACAGAAACATCGGACGGAAAGCTGCAATTAACTTACGGATCTACAACTGGAACTATGACGTCAAATGCCAGGACAACAACAGATTTAATAACTCAAGCAGAGCTGCGCATCAACGGATCAGATTTAAGATATTCTACTTTTAAAATATCAGCCGATGGAGGCACGACCTGGGAAGCAATTACAGCAGATCATCTTTACATTTTGGTTCATACCGGCAAGCAGCTGAAGGTAAGAGTAAATTTAGTAAAAAGTTCTAGTACACCGGATCCTTCAGTTGACTCTTTAGCCGTTTTATATAAATAACGAGGAGGTGAAAAAGGAATGCCAATATTCGAAGATTTAATTTCAAATCCAGCGGTGCTAGGCGGGCTGACAGTAATAGGAAGAAACATCTACGGATGGTTTATGAACTCGATAGCTGACGGAAAGATACAAGACTACGAATGGAAGCAGCTAGGAGCAACGTTCATAAAACTAGGAGGACTGGCAGCGTTCTTGTTCTTCGGAATAAACGCAGTAGTACCAGGGATCAGCGTAGAGCAATCTACCGCACTGGCCGCATTGATAGACGTGTTGAGAAGCGAGTTCAAAAGAAAGTAGCCCTGCAACGTTTAAGCTGAGGTTTGGGCGTGCAGAAAGGTTATCATTTCTTTGATACCAGCACGCGCCTCTTTTTTGTTTTGTCTAGATAGCAGTATATTCTTAGGGCCTGAATTGACTAAATGGGCTAGGTAAAAAGAAAAGATTTTCACTCGTAAAATTAATGTAAGTGATGGTGCACCGACCGGAACTAGAACCAGGTTACCTACAGTAACTTCTAGTAACTTTAAGTAACTTTTTAGAAATTATTAACTTTACATATTTACTTTAATTTTACGTATATATAATATATAATATATAATATATAATATATAATATATATTTCTATACTACTACACTACTAGAGAAAAAACATGCACGTCCACTTACTTTAATTTTATGACTGCTAATTTTATATATCGAGGACGAGCAATTGAATTAGAGGTGATTCCGTGAGAACAGTAGGATCATACGAGTACGATGAGAAGACAGAAAAAATAATTCTAGACCACGTTGACGTTTACCCAAAGTCTACTAGATCAATAACAGAAGAATTGAGGGATTCTAAGTTTGCTAAAATATCGCCGCAAACAGTTAAGAGACTGCTGGAAAATCTAAAAAATAGAGGACTGATAAGATGCATGCCGTTGAAGAATACGCTACTCTGGACAAAGTAATAATTCCTATGCCTTTGTTTAGCAGAGGTAAGGAGCTGCTGCAACTGGAAATAATTAAAGTGCTGGCCAATGAACCAGGCAGGCTTTTTTCTATTGACGACTTTCTAAACTTAACAACCAACAAAAGAAAGATAAGAGTGGCCCTGGACGCGCTAGTTGCTAGAGGCCACGTAAAGAGACTTAACAGCTACCCTCGTTTTTATTGCTTTATAGTGGCAATTAACCGGTAAATTTGTAGTGACATCATAATTTATATAGGCATAAAGTTAATGATTAATTAAGGCTAGGTGATATAAATGGTAGTTAAAAAAATTGAAGAGCAAGCACACGACAACAAAACAATTGAAACCGAGTTCGAAGTCAGCAAAGGCTTAGTTTCTAGAACAGAACTTAGAGAGCACATTCTAGGCCTTTTTGACGAGTTAAATGAGCAGGACTTTCACGCGCTGTACGAAATTCTTTGGAGCTTAACAGCAAAGGGATTAATCATAAAACTAGACGATGTAAACAGCAACGCAGCAAAGAAAGTAAAACGAAAAAGGTTACGTAAGGAGCTTACATATTTGGGATGGAAAGCCTGAGTATGTGAGTTGGTACGCATAGGGGATTTTATGGAAACAACAAAATTAATTTCACGCAACGAGCAGATAAATTTTTTGATGAAGTCCGGCCTTTTTGATTTGGCCACTCTTCAAAGAATGGATCCTGCAAAGCTAGAGACGCTTTTCGAGGCAGGCCTGGAAGCAACCGGCTTTAAAGAAAAAGGAGGCTGTCCGTTTTGCGGCGGCCGACTTAAACCTATCAACGACAAGCCGGAAGACCAACACTTTCAACAATGTAACAACTGCGGCAACGCTTACAATGTAAATTATAATCCGCCTCAGATTTACTACAGAGAAAGAAAACTTAGGTGCAGAAAATGCGGCTGTACTAACGGTTGGGGATTAGAAAAATGCACGTGCGACGTGCCTGAGTGGATACCTGAGAAAGTTTGGAAAGCAGAAGACCAGGTCAGTTACAAAGCCAGCGGCAAAATAACAATTCCTTCAAACAACAATAAAAGGCCAACACCGGCCAGAGAAATAGATTCTAGGAGACTGGTTTAAATGAGAATACCTTTTTCAGAAAATAGACAAAGACAAGAGGCGTTTTTGGCTGCCGGCGGATTAGTTTATAAAAAAGAATTTTTTGACCTGGCAGACAAACCGCAGATAAACGCATTGGAGGGATCAGCGTGAACAAGACAGATAAAATATTAAACGTTCTAGTTGCTGCAGTAAGTCCAACAATAGTTTTACATCCTGAATGGAAAGACAGTTGCCCGGACTGGCTGCTAGAGGAAATAAAACTACAAAGATTAAAAGACGCAGCAACGCAAGCAACAACAGCATCGGACCTCGAGGCGCTGGCCTATATGATGACTGCAAGTTTAGCCGGGCCAATGACAGACACCGGTTTTAAAATCTACATTCATTTATTTTTTAAAGTTTTTCCAGACAAGGCTTTAGATGCTGGCTTGAAAGATGTTGAGTTCACGGACTATGAAGAAATGGAACTTAGAAAATTAAAGGACTGGATTTACAAAAAGAGATCAGAACAAGAGAAAGAAAGGTTTAAGGAGAAACGATAACTATGGAAGTAGAAGCAGAAGTAGAATGCACATGTCCGAAGTGCGGCTGGACGTTTACAGAAACAACAACAGTAAACGTTGAACCGGGAGAAAATGGAAGGGATCCGGATTAGCATGTTATACACGTGGATAGCATTTACAAGAAAGCAGATAAAACATATTGCAGAAAAAGGTTTGAACTCTACAACGCATGCAGAAGAACTATGCGGTGTATGTCCAGGAATAGAAGACAAATTCAAAAAGAAGTGGGAGGCTATAAAATGAAATGCTTTACAGTAGATTCAAAAGATTTGTTTGATAAGAACAAAAACCCTAAACTCAGTTTGTCAGTCAAAGAAGTTTTAAAAAATAAAAAAATCAAGAAAAGGAAGTTGTAATTGGGAAAGGAGGAATCAACATGCAAGGAAAAATAGAGTTTAAAAGTTTTAAGAAAGAGAGCCTGAGAATAGACGGCATATGGTACCAGGCAGAGAAAGTGTGGGACGTTGCGCAAACAATGCGCGAGGGCCAGCTGGTAGACTTTGAAACAGACAGTTACAAAAACATCACTGCAATTTTGCCAGTGAAGGAAGTGGATCAGAACGAGATAATCTTGAGAGAGAACGTTCTGAGAACGGCCGTGATGTGGGCAGAAATAAAGAAAGAGGACATACCAAATATGAACCTTAACGGATTGTTTGGCATAGCTGCACTGATGGAGAAAGGCGTTAAAAATGGATTCGACAAAGCCCTCAGCGAGTGATCAGCAGAAGACCACGATAAGAGCAAATATTATCAAACTTTTAAAGGAGGACGAACGCTGCAGGAACGATGATAAATGGTTAATTTTTAGATACGTTAGAGAGGTACAGGGAATAGACCTCTACATACCGTTCGATGACTTTAAAAGAATGATACCCTTTGAAAGTGTTAGAAGAATAAGGGCCCTAATTCAGAACACGGAGAAAAAGTTTTTGCCAACAGACGCGGAGATTAGAAAGCGCAGACTAATAAACGATGAAGAATGGCGTCAATGGTTAGCACAAGCTAAGGAGCTGTACGGATTAAAATGTTAGGCTTTAAAATTTATAATACAATGAGAAATAAAGCAATAAAGTTAGTAGTATGGCTTTGTTTAGAATTTGACATAGAGATAGACGACATCAAAGACAAAATAAAATAACTCGAAACAGCAGTAGGCCGGAAGGCCGCGTCTAGGATTCGCACCTAGCCTTTCCTGGAGCTGCTGCGAGTAATGGTGAGAAAATGAAAAAATTTGATTATAACATAGAATTAAAGAATATGCAACGCGACAAGCAACAATGGATTTCTTTAAACTGTTTTAAGAATTACGGTGACATGGCCAGCTCAGGTACAGCAGTAAAAACTCAGAAAAAGGCCTTTGATATGATCTTAAACTGGTTCAGGCCGCAGTTCAAAACAGACTATAGAGATTTATGCAAGCATAGAATACCCACTTTAAAAAATACTAACCTGGTTAACACAACAAAATTCAAATCAATAACTCTAGAATATATTTTTAAGGCAATAGAAGGCGAGCAACAATGAGCATACTATACCAGGTAGATAAAAGCCAGGGATTTCATAAGCAAGGATGTTTAAGATTCCATGCCGAGAGTCTGGCGCATAGAAAAGCTAAATATGATAAGTGCTGCGAACTGTTTGAAATGGGCCATAAGTTCGGAACTGAAATAAAACTAGAGAACGGAGATTTTGTAGACGTTGTAGATTTTGAAACTGGTGAGTGCTGGGAATTTGAGACTGATCCTAAAATAGATAAACAACGTGGCGAGCGCGTGCAGATAATAGACGAGCAGGAACTTTACAAAAAGGCCCTGGAGTTTTGGGGATTAAATCCGCAGCTGGACATGGCAATAGAAGAAATGTCTGAGTTGACAAAAGAGATATGTAAATACAAAAGACGCGGCAGCACTTATAATTTTGAATACATGGCTAACGAAATAGTTGACGTGGAGTTGATGTTAGAGCAACTTAAGTTTATTTTTAACTTGAACCATAGAGTAAAAGAAATAAGATTAGAAAAACTAGAAAAATTAAGAGGTATGTTAAAATGAACAAACCTATACATATATTCGTTATGATAACAGTAACGAATCGGGGAGCAAAAGAAATAAAGCCTAATGTGGCTTACAGAATAACTCAAGAAGTGGGATTATTTACTGCATCTGCAGTTTTTAAATTCTATACACGCAGAGTTAGAAAGGATGGATTAATAACATTGTTTGGAAAAAGTTGTGCTGCAAAAGAAGTTATAATATTTCCTAGAGTTCACGTGTGGAGTTATGAAGATTTAACTAAAAGTGAGAAACAATGTCTTATGCACCGCAAGTAAGAAGAGTTTATGTTAAGTGCCCTAATTGCATCAATGGGCCGCAGGCCTGCAGTCCAACACAAAAGACCAGGCTATGCGCGTTCTGCGGCAGTAAGATAGACGTCAAAAGTCACATAGTAAAAAAAGATGTATACTAATGACATACTCACACAACCTAAAGGATGTGGTATCTTATGATTAAAAACAGAGGATTTCAAGTAACAAAAGGAAAACCAACTATACCAGTAGTTCAGGCTGTAACAGATTCAAAAGAAGAAGCAAAGTTCTATCTGTTCGGAGAATTAGAAACCAAGAAAATACTACCTATCGAGGAAGCTTGTGCTAAATGCATCTTTTGGAAAGGTAGGTTTGATAATATTAAAGCTTGTCAAAAATGTCAAGGCGGAGATGCAATAATTAGAGGATTTTCAACAGTTATATGTCCGGAACAATTCATAGAAGAAAGCCCACTTCCTCCCAAGCCTAAAGTCTTGGGTATCCGTGGTGAAAATTTATGAAATCGGTGATAAAGCATGACTGAAGAGAAAATCAAACAAGAAAATTTAGAAAAATCCTTAGAGCAGTTTGAAAAGGAAAATCCAGCTATAAACAATCAAGCAATAACGGATTTTAGTGTCGGCTTCAGCCATGGCTGGAGAAGATGCCGGGAAGAATTTGAGAAAGTTGGAAAAGAACCATTCAATCAGATTATTGAAAGTGTGAAACAGCAAGAGCGATGGAAAATCCTAAACATTATAAGAGAAGTCCTATTTGATTATGGCTTGACTATAATAGAGTCAGACAGAATTTTAGATGATAAAGAATCATTCAGATTAGCCATAGAAGATATTGATGAAAAGGCGAAGAAAGATGGTTTTAGTGAAGGTTTTGTCGAAGCAAAAAGTTCAATCACAGGCATAATCAAGCAGAAGATTGATGAAAATATAAAGAAAATAACCAAAGAATTAGAGCTTCAATTTGATTGTAAAAATCTCAAAATTACAGATAAAGATGATTTATGGAATGATATTTTCTGGAGTCAATATGTCATAGAAGCAGAATTATCAAACACCAAAAAACTTGAAATATTGAATTGGATAATTGGTTATGAAGAATTGCAACAGCTTTTAGATGAATGTTCTTTGCCTACGGAAAAAAGTAATGCTCTCGGAAAGAAATTGCCTTGTGGTGAAGGAGAAAATTCTAATTCCGAAATAGACAAAGAAAATTCGTTAGATGAACTACACACAACCTAAAGGATGTGGTATCTAATGAGATGTGATTATTGTAAAAAACATGGTTGGGCAGGTATATCAGTTAAAAACAATTATTTTTGTAATTGGAGTTGTTATAAAAAGTGGAAACTTAAACAAGGTCTCCCACTTCCTCCCAAGCCTAAAGTCTTGGGTATCTGTGGTGAAAATTTATGAAGAAAATAGAAAAGCTCATAAACAGAACTGACAAACTTATAGCGGAGATCAGAACGGCCAACAATGAGGCCGATAAAATTGGAGGTAATAGAGATGTACGTAAAAGCAAAGTTTAACCTGGATAAGATGGGATTTGTTTTTGAACCGGAAGCTATGAAGAACCTGGAAGTAATAGGCGTGCCGGTTATAGACGATTTTAAAACTAGAAAGCCGCTGGGATATATAACAGAAAGTAAGTTTGATGGTACTAACTGGAATGTGACAGCCATTGTAGAAAATAATTCTATATTAAGCGAGACAGAAATTTTAAATTTTTATCCTGGCGTGCATATTCAAGACATAGAAATTAGGGATAGAAAAAGTTTTGTTAAAAAATTCAAGCTGGTAGAGTTATCAGCAAAGAATAGATTAAAAGGGAGGATTGAGAAAGATGAGCGACCTATTAAAGTTTGAGGGAATATTGAAAGACGTAGAACCTAGAGTGACAGAAAATACAAACAGAGAATGGGCATTGATAACCTTTGAAGAAACAGAAGAAACATTCAGCACTTTTTCAAAGACACATATGGACAAACTTAAAGGCAACGAAGGCGAGAAGTTTACAGTGCAGTACAGAAAATCAAAAGACCTTAAGTGGAATAATTTAGTAAGTGTAAATCTCAGCGAAGAGATACCGCAGGCAGAAAACGTTGAGGCCAGGATACTAGCAAAGATGGATAATACAACAACAGAAATGCAAGCAACAATAATCAGTATAGATCAAAAGATGGATAAAATAATAGACGGTAACAGCAAACTAATAGATTTACTGAACAGATATTTAGCAACAAAACCGGCTTAAGCTGTGCCCATTTCAGTATTTAAACCTATCGCAAAAGGTTTATAAATAACTGGTTATTGACGAAAGAACGCAAATCTCAGTCGTTTGGTTAGGATGAAACAGCCTTAGAAGCCTGGAAAAATAGAAAAAAATAGAAACATAAGCAAGAGAACATAATAAATATTAGAAATCCTGATGAGAAACCGTGTTGTAGTTTAGCCAGGTCGAACATCCAGACGAATTGATCGCGTAGGGAAGGAAGCAGGTTCAAATCCTGCCAGCATGGCTCATAATTGAGGTGATGTAGTGGAAGAGATGAGTATTGAAGATATGATAATTGCCGGTTACAATCCTAGAAAAATAAAAAAATCAGAACTAGACAAATTAAAGAACAGCATAAAAGAATTTGGATTTGTTGAACCGGTAGTAGTTAATTCTAACAAAGAGAGAAAAAATATTTTGATAGGAGGACACCAAAGAATCCTAGCTGCAAAGATGCTAGGAATAAAAGGTGTGCCGGTAGTATTTGTTGACCTAGACGAGGACAAGGAAAAGGCCCTTAACATTGCACTCAATAAAATTATGGGCGAGTGGGATGAAACTAAATTAGCGGTTCTGCTACAAGAAATAGAAAAAGATAATAAACTTCTAGTTAAGATAACTGGATTCGAAGCTGCAGAAATAAACAACTTAAGAATGTTTTTAAATAAGGAATTTCAAAGGCCAGCATTCGAAGAAGTTATTGATCAGTTTAAAGTTGATCGCGGTAAGACAGAAAAAAATGAGAACTGGTTCTATATAGAATTTTATGGAGACGAGAAGAAGTACAAAAAATTAGTAGCGCTTTTAAAACCACATATGAGAGGCAGATCACCGCACGAGATAGATGGTAACTTTTTTTATAAATTAGTAACAAAAGGTAGTAAGAATGGCTCTAACTGAAAAAGAAATAAGATGCAGACAGAAAGATGTATGCTCAGAATGCTTTAAACATAAGGCTACGTGCGGTAAGCAAGGAGCCTGTAACATTGTTAAGAAACAACTTAGAGACTATGCTGGCATAAGATTTACCAGTGACGGCTTTGACTGCGCGCTGCCGGTAACTTTAGATTCTCATTCAGTCTGTAGTTTCAGTTGCCTTTATTGTTTTGCGCCTAATCTGATAATGAGAAGAGAAGAACACGCGATGCCAGTGGGCCAGACTAGCTTAAAGACTGTTGAAGATTTGTTTGCCGGCAAAAATAAGCACTGGGATATTTACAGACGCGCATTGAAATATCACGATAGAAAGAACGGCTACCCATGTCCAATACAGATAGGAGGACTGACTGATCCTTTAGACAATATAGAACGTAACCAGGGATGGTTTTTAAAATTTGTTGAGATAGCAAAAAAATATAATCAGCCTGTAAGGATTAGCACGAAAGGAAATCTATTTCTAGAGCAAGAATATTTAGACGCGCTAGCAGATAGACCTGAACTATTTTGGGTAAACTTTTCAATAATTTCATCGGACGACAAAGTTATACAAGAAGTAGATAGAAGAGCACCGCCGACCAGCGAAAGAATACAGTGCATAAAAAATCTAACAGAGATAGGAGTTAAGGCCGGCTTAAGATTTAGGCCAATAATACCAGGTATAAGTGACAGTACAGACAGTTATCCTACAGCCTATAGAACATTAATTGAAATGGCTGCAGAAGCAGGCGCTAGAAATATTAGTTATGAAGTTGCATTTATGCCGGGTAGAATGACAGCAGACCTGGTAGATCGCTGGACAGAGATAGAAAAAATAGCTAAGCTGCCTTTAATATCTATTTACAAATCTTTCGGAAAGAACCAGGCATGCATAAGGCCCTCACATCAGTGGACAGAAGAAATAATGCACGCTATCTACAATGTAGCCAAAGAAAACAAAATGAATATAGGAATATCAGATCCTAATTGGAAGCAATTAACAGAATGTGGTTGCTGTTGCGGCATATCTGAGAGTGATCCTATTTTTGGAAACTGGCAACGCGAGAGCTGTACGAATCAACTTATGATAGCAAAAAATACCGGTTGTACGTTATGTTCTAAAAATATAATTCCTAAATGGGCTTACGATGCAGACGCTGGCCTGCTAGTAAATCCTGGCGTAGGGCCTACGGTTAGATTCAAAAGAAAACATCTAAAGTGGAGCGATAAACTAAAGGACGTATGGAACAACGTAGACAAAGAAAGAAGTCCGCTAATATATTTCCAGGGAGCTCTTATGCCGGTAAGCAAAAAGAACGGAGAAATAATTTATAAGTATGTTGGGCTGAAACGCCGCAACAAAACAGATACGCCTTACTGGAAAATAAAAGGAGAGGATAGTAGTGATAGAAGAGTTGAAAATAAAAACCTTAGAGATCGCAATAAGAACAATGGGAAAGGAAGTAACAGACCTTAAAAAAGTTGTTGGCGAGCAGACAAAACTTCTAGAAAAAGTTGTAGAGCTAGAAGGTAGACTGTTAACCGTTATTGAAAAAATAAAAAAATAGTTTAGTAAAAAAATGGAGGAAAGATAAGTATGAGTATAGATTTCGAGAAAGAAGCAAGAGAGTTATTTGCCAAACTAACTGGAAACCCAGGAACGAGTGCAACACAGAAAGATATAGACATTATTGTACCGAGGCTTAAGAAATGCTACAACTATGGCGTAGGTTATAAAAGAGATAGGGCCTTTGTAAGTAAAGAGAAATACGAACAGAAGCACAAGAGAAAAACGCCTGGCAAAATTTATAAAAAGAAAGGGCGAAAATAATGGGATTACTAGATTTTTTCAAAAGTGGAACAAAATGCAGTGTATGTGGTAAGAAGAATATATTGCACCGAAGAAATCCGCCAGTTTGCGAGAAATGCTACTGGCGCTGGTACATAGAGTAGATACATAAAAACACAGGATTGGTTAAGGAGAGGGGAACTTGACGCTAAAAGAAAGATTCAGAATAGAAAAAGAAGGAGAGAACTACAAGATAGTACAACATACAATAGATACAAGGAACGCAGCGTTTATGAAACAGATATACAATGAGATCAAAGCCAAGAGAGACGCTATGCTGGCCCAAATAGACGACATACCTAAGAAGCACGAGCTGATAGACAAGCAAAAAGAAAACATGGAAGAGAACATAAAGACGCTGGGCAAAAGGATAGATGCTATAAAGCCATTCCTAAGTGAGATAGACGAGAAAATAAAGAAAGAGGAAGAGAAATTAAAAGCGGAAGCTGAGAAAAACAAAGAAGACTCAATGAAAGATGTTAATGTTGTAGTCCCGTTCAAAGGCGGCGTAGCTGCGATACCTATAAAGGAAGCTGAAAAGACTAAGGAAGAACCAGAAGCAATAATACCAACACCGATGGTCAGAACAAACCAGTAAAGTAGTGATTATATGGCTACCGGGATAGGGCCGCTGGAGTGCCCTTTTTGCAGCAACAGATTTTTAACTACAGCGAGCCCTAAATCTCGGAGACTTAGAAAGTGTACCAGGTGCAAAGGCCAGTTCTTCTTCTACAAAAACACATACTTCATAGCTGTAAGAGATATAAGCAAGCTTAGAACAGTTCTATCGTCAAGAGAGAAGCTATATAAGATGAGAAAATAGAATAGATAATAGGTTAGTTTGAGTAAAGTACTGTGAGTTTTATGCAGAAAGGCCGTTGTTTTGAACTAGGTTATCTAATTCTCTAAGTGCTTTGAATCAAATTGACGCAATTTCGTGATAGTATGGCTGAACCAACAACTACACCAACGGAGGTACCGGCAACTGTACCGGTAGAAGTTAAGACAAAGAAAACCTATACGCAGGCAAAGACAAAGGAGCGCAGAAACAGACTTAAGAAATTAATAATGCGCGGTTATCATTCTCAAGAAACTCTAGCTAAGGCCCTGGAATGTTCTAGAAGTACAATAGAAAGGGATTTAATAATTATACACGAAGAGATTGATGCGGAACTGGCCAAAGAAAAGGTAGACGATATATTAAAAGATTTTATGCTACAGACGCGCGGATCTTATGAGGACATACAAAATATGTATTCTGCTAGCAATGATGATTTTATAAAACTCAGGGCTCAGAAGCAGCTGCAGGAACTAAGAGAAGCTAAGATTAAAATATTGCAGTCTCTAGGAATGATAAAAGAAGTTGCACCGGCACAACGCGAACCGCTAGTATTTGAATTTATTAAGCCTGAATGGAAAGAAGAAAAAGAGCCGGCAGCAGAAAAAGAAGAAGAGGTTAAAAATGAAAATAAATCTAGCGTACCAGCCCTGGGGACCTCAGATACGGTTTCACAACAGCCCGGTCAAGTTTAGAGGATTCATTGGAGGACTAGGATCTGGTAAAACTTTATGTGGCGCAATCGAAAGTCTAATTGTTGCTTTAGATCATCCTGGCAGCCTGGGAGTTATACTAGCGCCAACATACCCAATGTTGCGTGACAGTACGATAAAAACATTTCTAGAAATATGTCCTTATGATTCAATTGAATTCTATAATAGATCTGAACAAAGATTAAGATTAAAGAATGGAACAGAAATTTTATTCAGACCTGGTAACGATATGGCTGCAATAGATAGATTAAGAAATATAAATGTTGACTGGTTTTGGGTAGATGAAGGAAGTTTATTTCTAGAGTACGCGTGGAAAGTTTTGATTGGAAGATTAAGAGGACAGAAAGGGCCTAGAAGAGGATGGGTAACGACCACGCCAAAAGGTTACAACTGGACATGGAGAAAATTTGTAAGCCAGTCAACAGAAGACTATGAATATTTTACTGCGAGTTCGTTGGACAATCCTTACCTACCTGCAGATTATAAAAAATCTTTGAGGGCAGAATATACTGGCGTGTTTGCTAAGCAAGAAATATATGGCCTCTTTGTTGGCTTTGAGGGATCTGTTTATCCTGAGTTCAATAGAGTAACGCATGTTATAGACACAACTGAAATAAAGTTCGAGGCTATTATTGCCGGCGTTGACTTTGGTTTTACTAATCCTAGTGTTATTTTAAAAATTGGAATAGACTACGATGGCCGTCTTTATGTCATTGATGAGTTTTACGAGAAGCATATAACAGACAGTGACCTGGCTGCATGGGCCAAAGAAAATATGAAAGACGTTGAGTTCTTTATTGCCGATTCAGAAAATCCCAGCGGCATACAGGAATTTAAAGATAGAGATATGGAATGCAAGGGAGTTAAGAAAACTGTTGCAGAACCTAAAGAAACTTTTGTTATCTCAGGCATAAAGAGAATAACAAATTTATTAATAATTAGAGGCGATAACAGACCTAGACTTTTTGTAGATAATAAATGTGTTAACACGATAATGGAGTTTGAAAACTACAGATACCCAGAAAAGGAAGAAGAGAGGCCAATGAAAGAAGCACCTTTGAAAATACACGACCACGCGATGGACGCCTTAAGATATATTGTAACAACATTAGGAGAAGAGTTCGATAGAATAATTTTCCTGGAGGGCGAAGAGAACGTCAAGAAAAAAAGCTAGAGTAATAATGTTAGATCCTGACAAGTGTAGAAACTTAAAAGAATATGAATCAGAAAACAAAAAATAGACTATGAAATATAGGGAGTGTCCACATTGTAAGGGCTGTATGAGTTCAGGGCGAGGTATATTTGGAAAGAGTAAAAACCATAAATGCCCATACTGCAAAATATATAGTCCAGGATATATGTTTAGAGCAGTAGAAAAGGTTATGTGGTCAGGTAATAAGTTGGTGGCGATAAAATGAATGATAGATTAATTTGCGGTTGGTGTATAGAACCCTGGAGCATGGGCCACACGTGCAATCCGGAAGAGCACGGTTGGGAGCAGACGGGCGAGTACGAGGGCATAAAGATAATGAGGCGCAAGAATGTACCAAAAGAAATTATTTGATAGGAACTGCGACGTGTGCTGGATGAGGGATGACGGATGCTCGACTCATTTGGCAGGAGATTGTTTTAGTTGCAGGTTCTTCAGGAGGAAGAATTAAATGTTCGAAGTAGTTGGTATACGACTTGAAATTTTAAAAAAAGCTAAGACAGTCATAGTTACAAAGTTTGATCCGCAAGAGAAGACGGTTTTTATTGATATGGTTTATATAGATAATGACGGCCGGCACGAGCATACTGTAAGTTGTGATAGAAGCGTTAATCCTTTAGTTAATTTGATAGACGCGCTATGGTGCGACTGTACTGGATGCAGCTCTTTCAAAATAAAAACAAAGGAATGGTGCAGACTTAAGACTAGAGCCGCACAAGAATTAATTAAAAGAGGATTCTGGCCAAAGGAAGTAGAACATTACCTTTATGGAGATAGTATATGATAGACGAACAGAAAAGTAAGGTTAGAATAGCAATAGACAATCTTATTAACAACGTTATCATTTTCTTAAAGGGCGAGGACGAAGAAAAGTATGATCCTCAGCCTCCGCTTTACACGAAGGAAGAGAAACAGCAGCTCTACGGAATCAAGAAAGACATAGAGAAGTATTCTAAACGCTGCTCAGAGTAGAAATATAAGGCGAGATAAACAATTAAATTATAGATTAGTTATGGAGGATTGATTAGATGAGTAAGTTCGCGACATTGATGCACCTATTGGATTTTGAGAACTCGGAGATTCAGAAAAGAGAATACACTGGAAACACTAAACCGTTCTACGACCAGTTCGTAGCGGTGATCAAGTTAAACCTACCGAAGCTGAATCCAGTGTGCGAGAACTGCAGATTTTGCGATGTAATAACAACGCAAGGAAAGATAGACGAGCTGGGAGTTGGAGGCTACGCTTCGAACCAACTAGATACGGAAATAAAAGATGAGAAAGGAAACAAAATAAAAATAGGTTTGAAGCCAGTAATTCATAACCCGACAGTAGGAATAAGACTCAGAGAACCTCGAACAATAATAATGGGAGCTGGTCAGGTCTTTTGCTGCAGGAACAAAAAGCAAGTAAGCACGTTTTTCTTAACCGAGAAGGATCCGGCGTGTGCAGAGTTCCAGGAAAAAATAAAAATCAAACAAAAATAAAAAAATAAATTAAAGGCGTTAGAATGCCAACTTTGAGAGAAAGAGTATCAGCCTTTATGAGGCCTGCGGGAAGCGTTACAGAAACTTTTGCGCAGCTGACGCCAATTTACGCGGACACTGGAAGACGTGCGTTGATGCCTGAGTGGTATTTCCAGGCTCCTTACGGCCAACCTAGAAAAGTTGACATAACTGAAATAAGGGATCTGGCCAAACAGCCTTTTATACATATCTGCATAAAGACAATAATTGATGATTTCGCAACAACACCTTACGAGATAGTGCCGATAGACACGCACGAATTTAATCAAGTCAATATAGACGCAGTGAAAGAATTTATAAATCATCCTAATCAAAACAAAGAAACTCTTTCTGACATAATGAGACAATGGGCATACGATGTTCTGACTGTTGACGCAGGAGTTATTGTAAAAGTTTTTGACGAAAGTAGCTATGCTGATACTGATGCTAATTATACAACTATGCAGTATGAGTACTATCAGCGCGGAAAAATGGTAGACGAGGTTAAATTAACCAAAGAGATTGATATTTCTAAAGAGATAACTGGACTGGACGGAAAAATAGAAAAAGGATTCAGGCCCTTAAAGCCATTGGGCACAAGAAAGTTATTAGAAATTTATTGCCGTGACGGTTCAACATTCTTAGCAGACGGAGACTACACCGGATTCGTGCATAGATATTTTCAATACAGTTTCAAACTTCCTAGAAGAGCGCCTGCAGTTTTTGATAGAGATGAAATTGTTTATTCTATGATGAGCCCTAGAAGTTATGCTTTCTACGGTTGGTCGCCGGTGCAATCACTGGAAGATATTATTAGAACATTAAAGGAAGCCGTGATCTATAGTTTAACTGGCCTGACGGAAAAAGGAATACCTGAAGGAATTGTTTCTTTGCTGGACATTTCTAAAACAGAACTAGAAAGATTACAAACATACTGGCAAAAAGAAATCCAGGGCAAACATCACAAGTTTGCTGTTCTAGGACGTGATGCAAAGTTTACAAATCTGCAAGTAACAGCTAGGGATATGGAATATTTAGCAACTCAGCAATGGTTCATACGATTAGTGATGGCCATTTTTAATATTGATATACCGGTCCTAAGTCTTAGAGGAGAAGCACCAAAGGCCGGATCACTGGCAATTCTCAGAAGGGAAAGAATGAAAGCGATATTGCCTTTGCTGCAATTATTCGAGTATGAAATGAACGCTGAGATAATTTCAGAATTTGGATTGGACGATGTTAAGTTCGAGTTTAAAACTTATGATCTAGAAGAGGACAAAATAAAAAGAGAGATGGACATAGCGGATATAAACGCAGGGGTAATGACTATCAACGAAATAAGAACACTCAACAGAGGGATGGATCCGGTAGCGTGGGGAGACGAGCCGTTTAATCCTATTCTAAACACTATGCAGACCGGAGGATTTCCAGCTACATCAATGCCAAAGTCATTAGAGAAGAGGCCTACGCTGGAAGAGTTTAAAAAAATAATAACGCAGGTGACTACATAA